TGGTTTAACAGGAGCCATCCTTAACAAAGACGAACAAGAACTTCTGCGCTATAGGAAACGGAAACTTGACATGTTGAGAGAAATGGATAGAGAACGTGAATTCAATAGTCTCAAGAATGAAGTAAAAGACCTTAAAGCTCTTATTGTTGAAATTTACGAAAAAGTCGTAAACCATAAATAAACTAGTAGGATTTCACTATATCTAACATTAGATGAGGTAAATAATGGCAATTTTTAGTCTTTCTCCTTCAGTTGAAGTAAGAGAAACAGACCTTACATTGATTGTGCCAGCCGTAGCAACTTCAATCGGAGCTTTTGCTGGTGTATTCAAATGGGGTCCTGTCAATCAAGCAACAGTCGTTGATTCTGAAAAAACTCTTGTTTCTATCTTCGGTGAACCCGATCAGGATACAGCTACAGACTTCTTGACTGCAGCATCTTTCTTGGCATATTCAAACAACCTACGCTTAGTTCGTGTTGTAGGAAATGATGCTAGAAACGCTTATAACGGTGGGACGGTTGCTCCCGTTATCGAGAACGACATTGACTATGATTCAAAAGTTAGTTCTCTAACTGGGGTGAAGTTCATTGCCAAGTATCCAGGTGCTTTAGGCAATTCGATTCGTGTTTCTTATGCAGATTCCGAAACCTTCAAGAATTGGAAATATCGTTCATTGTTCGGTTCTTCTGTCATACTGAACAAGATTGGTTCTACAACCGACACTTCAGATGTTGTTACTTTTGTTGCTCCGCAAGATACCACTAATCTGGTAGTCGGTATGGATGTTTCTGGTGTCGGAATCCCAGCGGGAACAACAATTAAAAGTATCGACTCATCAACCCAAATTACGCTATCAGCCCCAGCAACTGCTACTGGAACAAATGTAGCTCTTACATTCACTTCATACACTGGTGTTCCGGGAACAAGTTCTTATGTCGCATCTAAGGGTGGTTCAAATGACGAATTGCATTTGGTTGTAATTGATGAATTGGGTCTTTGGACAGGAACTGCTGGAACTGTTCTAGAGCGTTATACTGGTCTATCAAAAGCTTATAATGCCAAAGACTTTTCTGGTTCTTCTTCTTACTATGCGGACGTTCTAAATCGTAACTCCAAGTATATTTGGTTTGGTGGAACCCATGAAGTAACTGGTTGGGGCGGGGATGCAAGTTCAAACTTTTCATCACTAACAGATGCGGTTAGTCTTGCTCTAACTGGCGGTGTATCAGACAATTCCTCTGGTGTGACAATTGGTAAACGCATGGCTGGTTACCAAGTGTTTAGTAGGGCAGAAGCAATCGATGTTTCATTGGTCATTGTTTCAGGACTGGATAGTCAAGAAGATCAACAAGCACTATCAAACTATGTTATTGAGAACGTGGTCAATATTCGTAAAGATTGTGTAGCTTTGGTTTCTCCTCCGCGCAATGCTGTTGTAAACAACAAAGGCAACGAACTACAAGCAATTCTGAACTTCCGTAACGTTCTAACATCAAGCTCATACGCTATTCTAGATAGCGGCTGGAAACTGATGTATGACCGTTACAACGACCAGATGCGCTGGGTCCCGCTATCAGGTGACATTGCAGGATTGTGTGCATTTACTGATAACGTTGCAGATCCTTGGTATTCACCTGCAGGTTTGAATCGCGGCTTCATCAAGAATGTCATCAAACTAGCATACAACCCAGGTTCTAAGGCAGAACGCGATACTTTGTATATCAATGGGGTGAATCCGGTGACTAGCCAGATTGGTGAAGGTGTCATTCTGTTCGGAGACAAGACTCTGGAAGGTAAGCCAAGTCCATTTGACCGAATCAACGTTCGTCGCTTGTTCATTGTGCTAGAAAAAGCAATTGCTACGGCTGCTAAGTATCAGATGTTTGAGTTCAATGATACATTCACTCGCGGTCGTTTCGTCGGTATGGTTGAACCATTCCTGCGTGATGTCCGAGGACGTCGAGGTGTAACAGACTTCAGGGTGGTGTGTGATACCACAAACAATACACCAGAAGTTATTGACAGTAACGGCTTTGTTGCTGATATCTACATCAAGCCAGCCCGTTCAATCAATTTCATCCAGTTGAACTTTGTCGCAACCCCTACAGGTGTTGCTTTTGACGAAATTGCTTAAAAACAGGAAAGTTAGGAAGACAAGATGAATATCAACGAATTTAAGTCAAACTTTCAGGGTGGGGCACGCCCTTCCCTGTTCAGAGTTACCCAAATTTTCCCAGGGGCAGTCGGCGGCGATGCTGGTCGTAAAATGGAATACCTATGCAAGGGCGCTCAATTGCCTTCAGATGTGGTGAACCCAATTGACGTTTATTACATGGGTCGACAGATTAAAGTTGCTGGTGATCGAACATTCGAAGAAATTACTCTGACCATCATCAACGATATTGACTTCTCTGTTCGTAATGCCTTTGAGCGTTGGATGTCTCTTTTGAACACCCATGAAGGCAACCTAGGTGTCGTGAACCCAAACAACTATTGGGCCGATCTTTACATTACACAACTGGGTCGTGACGGTAGAGCTCTTAAAACCTATCAGTTGATTGGGGCATTTCCGACCAACGTAGCTCCAATCGATTTGGCATATGATTCAACCGACCAAGTTGAAGAGTTCACGGTGACTATGTCATATCAATATTGGCAGACCGATGAGGTCAAATAATCTCTGAATAAATAGAATTGAGGGGAAATTTTCCCTTCAATTCTATCGGAGATATACATGGCATTATTTGATTTTTTCAATCAGTTCGGTAAAAAAAGTCAAGAAGAAATTCAGATTCCTGAAAAAAGGGAAGAATCTTTTGCGCCTCCAAACTTAGAAGATACGATTATTGTTAATTCGGGCGGAATTATTAGTCAAACAATTCCTTTTTCCGATACTGGTAATACAAACGAAAGAGACCTCATTGATTCATGGAGAGAATTGGCTTCCAGACCCGAAGTTGATTGGGCTTTGCAAGAGATCGTGAATGAAGCAATCGTGACTGATTTTACGGATTATCCGGTTTCATTGGAAATTCCTAAATCAGCAAAGTTGCCTGAAAAAATTACTAATAGATTGCAAGAAGAATTTGACTACATTCTAGGCTTGATGAATTTCAATAGAACATCAACGGAGAAATTTCGTCAGTGGTATATTGACGGTAAGCATTATTACCACGGAATTATAGATACTCAAAACCCTTCAAAGGGATTGATTGGTGTTAGATGGATTGACCCTCGTTCAATCAAAAAAGTAGTAGAAACAGAGAAAGTAAAAAACGCCCAAGGGATTGAAATTGAAAAAATAAAGGACGTTTATTTTCTTTATAACACTTATGGTAACTTTAACGGATCTATAACTCAGACAAGGCAAGCTATTAAAGTTCATCCCGACGCTATTGCATATTCTAATAGTGGATTGTTTCGTGAAAAACCAGATGGAACCAACCTTGCAATTTCACATCTAGATAAAGCGCTTAAGCCAGCAAACCAGTTGCGTCTACTTGAGGATTCACTTGTAATTTATCGCCTAGCTCGATCACCAGAAAGAAGAATATTCTACGTGGATGTTGGTAATTTGCCCAAGACAAAAGCAGAACAGTATTTGTCTAGCATCATGAATCGTTTTAAAAATAAGATGGTTTATGACACCAATACGGGCGAATTAAAAGATCAAACAAATAATCTATCGATGCTGGAAGATTATTGGTTGCCTCGTCGAGAAGGCGGAAGGGGAACAGAAGTTACCACATTACCCGGTGGGCAAAATTTAGGTGAAATGACTGACGTAGAATATTTCTATAAGAAGCTCTACAAGTCATTGAATATTCCTACATCTCGTCTACAATCCGATTCGACTTTTAATCTAGGTCGGTCAGCAGAGATCACTAGAGAAGAAGTCAAATTCTCAAAGTTTATCAATTATCTACGCTCAAAGTTCTCAGAAACATTCGTTCAGTTGCTCAAGATTCAAGTCGTCACTAAAAAAATTATGGACGATAAGGATTATGAAGAAATTTCACCAAATTTAATTTTCAAGTGGAAAACAGATTCTTATTGGGATGAACTGATGTTTAATGAGATGTGGCAAGCTCGAGCCGCATTGATGCAACAACTTGAACCTTATGTCGGGAAATACTTCTCCCAAGAATGGATTAAGAAAAATGTTCTGAGTTTGTCTGATGAAGAAATAAAAGAAATTTCTTCACAAATCTCAAAGGAACCTGACACCAAAGAACAGGAAGACGAATTCTAATTTTCTTTCATAAATAAACAAAAATTGAATTGAGGAAATCATATGCTATTCAATAAAGAACAACTTGTTTTGACACTTCAAGAGAAGGTTCATGAGAAGATTGAAATGCTTAGGCATGAAATGGCTCAGGCAATGTTCGATTCGTTGTCTGAAGAAACATACTTCGTCTTCGACAAGAAAGAAAAAGATATTGTAGGTGGCCCTTTCGATTCTAAGTCAAAAGCTCAAGCTTTCGCTAAGGAATTGAATACTAAAGACCTAGTTGTTATGACTGAGAAAGCCTTGGAAAACAAACTAGGAATCAAGGTCGAATCTACTTCTTATGAAGATAAATTAGATCCGAATAAGAAAATTGTGGTTACTGGTGTCAAGGGCATGAATTCTAAACCTTTCACCAAGAAATTCAAGAATTGGGCAGCATACGAGAAATGGACGGAATCCGATGATTTTGGAAATTATGAAGTCCATAAGGTGATGAACGAAGATTCAGTAAGTGAAGAAACAATTAAACTAAAAGATCTAGATTCAGTTCTAACTTGGTTTTCTGATCACAATTATCTAGATCAAGAATTTGATTTTGACAATAAAACAGGCGAACTAAAGATGAACGGCAAAGTCGTTGCTGTTAAAGGCAAAGACGGTTCTTATTCGGTGGACGTAACTGCTTGCGGAAATATTGGGTTGAGAAAGTAATGTTTCTAGATAAATCAGAAATTTATGAAAAACTAAATTCACTTTTGGAAGAGTGGAAACTATCCCATTATCTAGAATTTCTAGATGAAGTTGCGATGAAGCGAGTTGTTCGTAATGGTAAGATTGTTCGTAAAGTGAAAGTGAAGCGAAAAGGCTATAAGATCGTTAGACGAGGTAATAGTATCCGATTCGTCAGGATGACACCAAAAGAAAAAAGAGCTAGACGTAAAGCTGCTCGTAAGGCATGGCGTGTTGGCAAAGCTGCAAGAAAAACAAAATCCAAACGCAGCCTTATCCGTTCTAAAGTTAGAATGAGAACACTCTACGGAAAATAAAAATGTTACTAATCGAAAATGAGCTAATTGCAGAAAGCAAAAAAGAAGGCCAATCTTGGATTATTGAGGGCGTATTTGCTCAAGCCGAGGTTGTTAACAAGAACAGACGAATCTACAAAGAAAGCATTCTTGACCGAGAAATAAATTCGTTTGTTTCTGAATATGTGAACACCCGAAGAGCTGTTGGTGAATTGTCCCATCCAAATAGTTCTCAGATCAATCCAGACAGAGTAGCAATTCTGATTGAATCTTTGACAAAACAAGGTAAGGATTATATTGGTCGAGCCAAAGTACTAGACACTCCTTGTGGCAAAATCATGCAAGCCATGCTAGAAGGTGGTGTAGTGTTGGGTGTATCTACAAGGGGTTCGGGGTCTGTGCGAACCTTGAAAGAAGGAATCTCAGAGGTCTGTGAGGATTTCAAATTACACACCATTGATGCCGTTATGAACCCTTCAGCACCCAAAGCGCTTGTAACCGCAGTGTATGAAAATGAACAGGCTTTGGATGCACTGTTGAACGATACTTTGTTGTATGAAGAATTCGTGTCTTTCCTGAATGCTAAGAAAAAGATTAAGCAAATTTCTAACAAGAAGGAAAGAGAAAAAGCAATGTTCGAGTCTGTGAGACAAGTTCTTTCACAACTCATAAATAAACATTAAACAACTTTTGTAACTTTTGAGGGTATAACAAATGCGACTATCTGAAGACGAAAAGCATAAAAGACTTCAAGCATTGAAAGACCTCCTATCTGAAGAAGAAGCTAAGACTTCTGAACCCGAAGAAGAGGAAGACGATCTTGAAGATGTTGAAGATGATTCTCAAGAAGAAGAATCCAAAGAAAAAGAAATGAAAGAAGAAGGCTATCAACAGCACTTGGTTGCAATGTTTGATGGTACTGAACTTTCTGAAGAATTCAAAGAAAAACTAAAGGTTCTTTTTGAAGCTGCAGTGGCTTATGAGGTAGACAAGAAAGTTTCCGAGATCAAGACAAAACTTGATGAGGAAATGAAGTCTGCTTTGGAAGCTAAAGAGGCGGAACTAAAAGAAGAAACTAATGCTTATTTAAGCTATGTTGTTGAAGAATGGACTTCCAAAAATGAAATCGCTCTAAAGCAACAGATCAAACTAGACCTATTGGAAAGTTTTGTCGGAGGTCTTCGTAACCTATTCCTAGAGCACAATTTCAACATTCCAGAAGATCAAACCAACATGGTTGACGAACTAATGGAAAAAGTTGAATCTCTAGAAGGTGATGTTAAAGCTCTAGCTAAGAAGAATATCGAAATTTCCGAAGAACTAGATTTTGCCCGTCGCAAACTAGCCTTCAAGGAAATTACCGAAGGCATGACAGAACTCGATGTTGAGAAACTGAAGAATCTTGTCGAATCAAAGAAATTTGAAACTGCCGAAGAATTCGCAAAAGGTGTTACTCTAATCAAAGAGGCATATTTCAAGAAAGGTTCGACTATTTCAGAGGAACAGAAGGAAAAGGAGGTTATTTCTGAAGATAATGAAAAAATACCAGAAAGCATCAAAGCGTATGCTAGCATGATTTCTAAGTCAGTCAAGAAATAATCTGAATTATAAATATTCACAAATTCATTTTTTTAATATAGGAAGGCAAAGATGGAAAATTTTCTTCAAGAAGATGCTCTAGTGAAAAAGTGGGCACCGGTATTGGAACATTCAGATCTACCATCAATCGGTGATCTATATCGCAAGACGGTTACTGCTATTCTACTAGAGAACCAAGAAAACAACAAGCACCTACATGAAGCTACACCAGCAAACGTGACTGGCGGTGTTTCAAAGTGGGATCCAGTTCTAATCGGTCTAGTGCGTCGTGCAATGCCGTCAATGATCGCCTTTGACATTGCGGGCGTTCAACCAATGACGATGCCGACAGGCTTGGTGTTCGCTCTACGTAGCCGCTATTCAAGTCAGTCAGGTCCTGAAGCACTGTTTAACGAAGCAATCACTTCATTCTCAGGCAAAGGTACTCATAGTGGGGGCATGTTTGCTGGTGTGAAGTCTGCTTCTACTACCAGTGGTAGCACAACAGTGACCGTTACTGATACCTCTGACCTAAAGGTGGGTATGCTAGTATATGGTGCAGGTATCCCAGCAGACGCAACGATTGCTTCTATCACCAATGCAACAACCTTTGAACTAAGTGCTGCAGCAACTGCTACAGCTTCTTCCGTGAACCTAGCGTTCGCAGCAAGCACTGGCGGTGGTGTTGATGTGGCAACAAGTGAAGGCGATATTTCTGCTCAGATGGCCGTGACAATCGAAAAGATTAGCACAACTGCAATGGCTCGTTTACTAAAGGCCGAGTATTCAGTTGAATTGGCACAAGACATGAAAGCTGTTCACGGTCTCGATGCTGAAACTGAATTGGCTAACATTCTAAGCAACGAAATCCTAGCAGAAATCAACCGCGAATTCTTGCTCACTCTATACCAACAAGCTAAGCTAGGCGCGGTTATTGATACCACAATGCCGGGCGTTTTTGACCTTCAAGCAGATGCAGATGGTCGTTGGTCAGCAGAACGCTTCAAGGGTCTGCATTATCAGATTGAACGTGATGCTAACCAAATTGCAATTGATACTCGTCGCGGTAAGGGTAACATCCTAGTTGTTTCAGCAGACGTAGCATCAGCTCTAGCGATGGCAAACGTCCTTTCATATAGCACACTAGACGTGAATGTGACTTCTGATTGGACTCAGTCAACTTTTGTTGGTACCATCGGTGGTCGCATGAAGGTGTATGTTGATCCTTATGCACAAGCTAACTTCTTCATGGTTGGCTACAAAGGCGACAGCCCATTCGATGCGGGTTATTTCTACTGCCCATACGTTCCTCTACAGATGTATCGTGCAGTTGACCAACAAAGCTTCCAGCCAAAGATTGCGTTCAAGACCCGTTATGCTAAGGTCGCGAACCCATTCTTCAACGGCGGAACTCGTCAAAACGGATACTATCGTATCGCTGCAGTGAAGAACATCATGTAAAAACAAGAACATGGTTCATTAAGAAAGCCCCTTTTCGGGGCTTTCTTTTTATCCTCTGTTTTATGGATTAGGTTTAAGATGGTTGAACCCAATCGTAGATCAAAGTGTTTCTATCTTCCCTATCTGATATTGAAAGAACGGCATATTTGACTACATTTACAGGAACAGTTATGGTAAAATCACCGTTAGCATTGGCTGTAGTTTCATAATTATCGGATAAAACTAATCCGTTTTCGTCCCTTCTAATTGCTGCAACCTTTAGATTTGGTTTTGTTTTCCCTGTTATTGTTCCTAAAGATGCACCAAAAAAAGCAATTACTGAATTGGTTGGTATAACATATTTACTAATATATGTTTTCCAAGATGCAATGACAGCGTTTTGATCAGGAAATGTATAACTCATATAATATTAACCCTATAGACAATGTCGTTTAATACCGTTCCGCTCGGATTATCCAAAAACAGAACATCACATTCACCAGTATAAGATGTAGTGAATGAAAAGTCTCCAGTATTGGCTACTTGTAATATTGTATTTTCTGAACTCAAGATAGCAATTTCAAACGGCGAGAGTTCTCTACCAAAAATTCTAAACTGGTCAACCATAGCTTTAGTATATTGACTTGAAAACTCATAATAACCAACCAAAATATCATCACCCAAAACAATAGACTGAGGGTTGGATGAACAGTCTCTTTCACCTATTAGTGAACCGTTAATCCAAAGTTGGTTCTTATTATTGGTAGTATATTGGGCAACAATATGAATCCAATTTTCATAAAAAGCAGGATTCCAATTACCAAGTACTCTACTTAGTGACTGGTTACCAAAATCAAAATAAAATTCTTGATTATTCCAAGGTAGGTGCAAAACTAACCTATTATTTTTATTTACGTTGGTTGGATCATTTGCTTTAACAAAAATAGAGTTTTCCTTATTATCTCTAAACCTATAGCACCAAAAACTAATAGCAAACCCACCATTAGCTGCATTATAAGTTACATTATTTTTTACATTGAGAGAAAGATATTGGTTAGTGCCATTTAAAGATATGCAATTGCCAATTACACCGGGCATTAGATTTGGTGAATTATATGCAGTTGCAGAGTAATTTCCAGTATCATCCGGTATAGTAGATCCGTTTATCACATCCATAGAAAACTTGGCAATCGGATTATCATTGAAAGGTAAGATTCCCCCTTTTGAAAGTGATTGTCCAATCAATGCCCCAGTATCTCGGCGGTAGAATCTAATCAATCTACCACCAGCTCTGTTACCCAATTCGTCATATACTGTTCCACTAATTGTCGGCATTTTCTCTCCAAAACTCTATGATCTCATCTAACTCCACAGGGGCATAATCCCAACAGTCTACGCCCACATCAATCTGACCTTTGTTCCAGGTTCCCAAAGAACCATGACAATGTCCATGCAAATATATATGGCCAGGTTTCAATTCCGACCACGGCAAATGCTGCATATGAACTTCTATGCCTTTGTAGTTAAAATTGAAGTTCTCACAAACCTTCTTCCAACAGCCTAGACTCTTGATAGAGTTTCGGTCATGATTCCCTGATACTAGAATCTTTTTACCGTTCAGACGATAAAGAAGATCACCATACTTATCAGGACCAGCAAGTGTAACATCGCCAAGATGAAAAATAATGTCATTAGGACCGACAATGCCGTTCCAAATAGTTTCCAAAGCACGATCCATCTCCTCAACTGAACTAAAGGGCCTATTACAATATTTTATGATATTCTTGTGTCCGAAATGGGTGTCGGATGTTACGAATGTTCTCATGTCTTAGAAATTACTTTTTTGTTTTGATGCTTTGAAGGCAGAAGTCGTAATCTTGAATTGTCTACCACCAATGTCGAGAACCAGGCCTTCTATCTCAGGACCAAACTTATCCTTTCCTAGAATCTCAGGATGGTCTAGGATATACTTAGCCAATTGGTCTTTTACGTTCTGAATCGCAATCTGATAGAGTTCTTTCTTTGCTTTGTCAGAAGCCTTA